TGAATAACTAAGCCAGCTAAATGCTTATCTTCAGTGATCGCCAATGTGACACTGTGAAAAATCTCACTGACTGGCGCGGTATAGGCCACCACACGCACTGTGCTTTGTTCTACCACCACTTCAACCGTGGCATTGGCCGCAACTACTGCCGACGATAACAAACGCCACTCACGCCCCTGTCCGTCTGCAATCACGCGGCCTTGGGATAGCGTGACGGTGATCGTCCCATTGTTTTTAACCTGCAATGTGTGTCTGGCAGGTGTAGCAATGGGTAAAATTCCTTTGTTGACGGCATCGGCCAAAATAGAACGGTCGCGGCTTTTGATTGATGGTTCAATCGTAGCAATGTCAATTTCTTGGGTTAACAGAGAGATGTAATCAGCCATTGCGCGAATGCGTACCACGGTAGCAGGATCGCCCGCCTGGTAAAGTTCGGCTATTTCGGGGTAGTCGTCAAGAATGGCGGCTAATCGCACCTCTAACTCATTGCGCGTTAGCATTGAAAGTTTCCCCTGTTTGTTGGCTGATTTTTGCCTTACCTAAATCAATTAAAATACCGCCCAAACGAAAATAAATATTCACTGAGTCAAAGCTAAGTCTTTCAACCTCGACCGATAGTTGATCGCTTGGCAAGCCTGAAAATATAGGCAAGTCTGTTTTCAGCTTGCTAATAAATTTATCAGCAATAGGCGCGGATAATGGCTGCATAAACAAAGCCGACTTATCACAACCAAACGAACTGCCAAACACGCTATTTACGGGCGTAGCAAGCCAGTAATTGAACATATTCAGCAGGGTTTGCGCGGTAATCATGGCGACACCTATTAAGCAGGAGGTAAGCCATTGTTTTGAGCTTGGGCTAATTTAGCTTTCAGTTGCTCTTGCTCTGTCATTGCCTGAGTCGTGGCATCGTCTATTTGCAACTCTAAGGCTTTGGCTTCTTTGAGCTTTGCTGTTGTTGTCTTAATCGCATTTTCACCCGCCGCTTTAGGTATTTTTACGACAACTTTTTGTTGTGCCTTATCAAATACTTTTTGATTTGCCCGAACCTTGCCCGCGATTTCGGCAATGGCCGCGTTGAATGTTGAGGGGTCAAAGTCGCCCGTGATTGGTAGGTCTTTATCGTTGAGTAGCACACGGAAAATATCGCCATCGGCTTTAAGCAAAAATGAGACTTTTTGGCCGTTTTCTAAACCGAAACCTACTTCACGCACAGACACACCAGCAGACCGCTTTACCTTTTCAATAGTGACGAAAGGGATTGCTTGACCCGTGGCTTTTGAAAGTGCTGTTGATAGTTTTTTAACAATGGGGGTTTGTTCGCTCAAGGCGGTTAAATTAAATTCTGACATAGCCAATACTCCACAAGATTAACGCTATTGTGGCGCGTGATAGGCCGTTGAATTTTTGATAGTTCCAATAACAAAAAGCCCCCAATTAAGGAGGCTTTAAGAGAGCAAGTTACCGCTTTAGATTAAAACGATTTCGCACGATCAATGGCTTTGATGCGTGTGTCATGCGCGTTAATCAAACCACCTACGCCTTTACCTTTATAGATACCCGCTTTATTGCCTTTAATCAGCGAACGCATTGCCATTTTCATCATTGACGATGTGCGTGGCTTGGCATGAAGTTTGTGCATTGCTGCCTTTTGGCCAGCAGTCAAAACAACCGTACCGCCAATACGCTTGTTCACCGTGACAATTTTGCCATGACGAACCGCTTTAACAGCCTTGTACTGCAAAGTACGGCCATTGACCTTTTTAGTGGTTTTTTGGCCAACAGCTAACTTTTTCTTAGGCTTACCCATTGAGTCGTATTCTTCAACTTCTTCATCGGAATCAGCATCGGACATATCAGGCTCGCTAAAGCCATAAGTGAAGTCTTTAACAAAATCGTCAAGCTCTGCACCTTCATCGGGCAAATTAGCAATGACCGTTTCAGCCATAGCGTCAATAGCACTATCAGCGGCATCAACATCTTCACCGAAAATATCACCGATCATTGCGTTATCTACTTTCAAGCTCACCAAGGCATCGGCAATGTGTGCGGATAGCAATTGCACCAACACATCATCGGCTTCGCCATCATCTAAGCCCAATGCACCAGACATTAACGCATCCAAACGCTCAGACGGCAATTCATCGGCATCTAAGGCGTTTTCTGTTACATCGTCAGCCAATTGCAACACAATGGATAATGCAACTTTTCGCATTTCTTGCGTTGCAGCAAGAGCCGCACGCTTATCAATGGAGCTTGCACCAATTTCTTTTACTGCATCGCCAGCAGCAGAATCATATAACTCTACCGATGGACTTTGTTTAAACATTTTCAATGCGTCTAACATGACAAATCACCTGCTTTTATTTGTTAATGGTCGTTGTGAGATAGGCGGCACGAACAGCACCTTCAGGACGGCGTTTGAAGTCAACATCAATCGCGTCGAATGGTCGGCTTTCGCGTGCTGAAATACTCAATTCATAGGGCTTTCCGCCTAAATCGTCAGCAGGCACTAGCAAGCCAGCAGATACGCAGGCATCCAAAAATTGACGGCAATTGGTATCAGAGCGATCAATACATGAAGTGGTATTAGTCAGTAATTGGCGGCGAACTAATTCAATCACGCCATTGGCGGTGAATGTTTCAATTTCGGCTGAATTGGTTAAGCGCAAGGCACTCGTTTTGCTGTCGTACTGAGTTAAACAGTCGCCAAAAATAAACCGTGTACCCGATGACAGACGCTCTTGAATCACCACGTTGATCTTTGCTTCGGCTAAACGATTCAATGCAGACTCATCTAAAACAATATCGGCACGCGGGCGCATTGCTTTGAATTTCGCTAATGGGAAGTTATAGCCAGCAACAGGAACATGAATCGGAGGCACGCCACGACTGTCACTACCCGCATTACGCAATAAACGATAGCCAACCTGTACACCAACACAAGGACGGGTAATACGCGCACCACGGATTGAAACGGCATCACGGGGACGGGACTCAGTAGGATTCCAGAACCAACTCACGCGATGATCTTTTGCTTCAATGGAATTGCTTACGGTGATAGCACTATCAATGGATAAAGACGGGTCAATATCACCCATCAAGTGAATATTTAACTTATCAACCACACGCAATAAATTAGTGATTAGCGTTAAGTCACTTGTTTTAGCAATAACCAAGTAATCAGGGCGCAACTCACCAGTGATTAATGTATTGGCGACACTCGTATAAAACGTAGTTGGAATAGTTGCAGACGCACCAGCAACCGCTGGAATGGTCAAAGTTACTTTGTTGCGGCCAAGTGTATTAGCAGCATTGCCAGCATCACCCGCCAAGCAAGACGCGGCAACTAAGGCATCGGTAGAGCTTACTTTTGTTACGACAAATGAACTAAACCATTCGCTATCTTCAGCAGCTTGCGCCAAGGTTAAATCAGTACCACGCGCACCCATTAGGCCGCTTAAACGGTACAATTCTTCGCCCGTGGTTGCATCTTTCCAAACCATTAAGCCAACAATATCAGCCAAGCCTGTCACTGTTGACGCGCCTGAACGCTGAGAGAAAGACACTTCTAGTCTGCAACCATCATCCATAATGTCGCGCATGGAATAAACGATTGTTAAAGTTGCCGATGTTGCCGACAAAGATACAACACCCGCTGAAGTCATGCCGATGGTGGTCACTGGCAAGGTGTAAACGTCGAAAGTACCCGATTCTGCTACCGCCTCGCTTACACCTGCACGCATACGTTGTACGAACACTTGCGGCACGCCAAGGTCTAGCGCATCTTGTACGGCCATAAAATCGGCATTGGTCGGGTCATAACCCAAACGTGCGGTAATGTTGTCGGCTGTGACTGCAAACGGCTTATCTAAGCGACCACGAACAAAGTCGCCAAAAAACACCGCATTGCCTAAATTATTTGCTTGATTTGTTTCACTTTGGTCTTTTACGCCTTGGTATTGAATGCCAACCGTTGCGCCTAAGACTTTCGTTAAAAGGCTCATTACTTGTCCTCACCTGTGATAACGATTAATGCGATGTAACCAGAGAGACAATTAAACTGTGTGATGTTTCGCATCACTTGGTTTTTCTCATCTTCTGTTTCAAC